TTTTACCTAAACTCATTGTCTCGTATAATCGATATGAAAAATTACCAACGCCTTTACAGCATAATATTATATCACTATCATACATGTTATCTATATATTGTTTTCTTAAAGTTGGATTATGAACGGAACCACCCCAAAATCCTTCCTTTCTAACTAAAAAATTAGTAATAACGTTTTCATTTATATTTAAAATATCCATTGCTTGTTGTCTATATTCATTAGATAAAGCACCACAAAAACCAATTGTTGGTTTTTTGGTTTTTATTTTTGGTTGAAAATATTTTGTATTATTAAAATCATCCGACCATGCTGGCAAAGCATATTCATTTTGTTTTCTTTTTGATCTATAGAAAGAAGTTCTGTAGACATCAATGCAATTTGGTAAGTTTGTCGGTGTTGCATTATCATCGTTATATAATGCAATAACTTTTTTATTATATTTTTCTGCTAAATTTATATATTCACCTATATTTTGATTTAATTTAGCGTGATATACTATAACATCGCAGTCATCTATTGATGTATATTGAATATATTTTCTGGCTTCTTTAATCCATTTTCTTACATCAACAAAATCTAAATTTTTTTCTATTAATTCAAGACTAAGAAAAGGAAATAGCAAAATATGCTCTTGAACTACTTCATTTGTTGGAAACATGTGTGGGTTTGACCAAATTTTCATGATTTAATATTTTTTAATTTTTTAATAACATCTTCTTGTGGGATATCTGGTATTTGATTGACCATTATACCATGTTTTTTGATAAAAAGCTGCCATTGTTCTTGTATTCTTTGTTCTCTTGATCCATCTGGACGATCTGCTTGTAAACGACTTACCGCAACAGGATTATTTTCAATATATAAGTCCGAATCGGCTATATCAGCAAAATACCAAAAGGGTGCTGCATAATCTTGTTGGGATTCTCTATATGCCATGTCAATATCAAAAGGATCTCTAAATTGAGTATCATATAAACCAACTTTTTCATAGCATGATTTATGATGATATGTAAATTCGTTGCACATATTTTTATAAAAGGATATTTTAACATTGTTTTTATAATTAACTGTTAAACGAGGTGTTCTATTACCGATTGGACCAGATTCCCATGCCATGCTTGTATAGCAGAGATATTTTAAACCAGTTTCTTTAGATGCTTTAATATATTCATCAAATATATCAGGTCTTTTTATTATCATATCGTCTTCAATTATGAAGATGTGTTCGCAATTCCTGTTTAAAAGAAAATTTATAGCATCATTTCGACAAATTGCTGGATAGCAGTTAGTGTTATGTTGCACCCAATGGCATGCATAGTTCTCCTTGTAATGATTACCTCCATTGATGACAACTAATTCATCAATTTTGGCAAGAGGAAGTGATTCATAAAGAGTTTTAAAGTAATCTTCTGAATTATATGTAACTATTCCTACTCCGATTTTTTCTTTTTTTTCCATATTTCTTGTAATGATTTAACACAATCTTGTTCAGTGTAAGGTTTTTCAGCGGGTCCGTAACCACCAATAACACTAAATCCTTGTTTTTTAATAAATAAATCTAAACCATTTTTAAATGTTTGTTGAAAATCGGATTCAGTTCTAATTTTACTCTGCTGATGATCTGGGACAATATCCTTTAACATCTTATCCGAACCATGAACATCAGCAAACCAACGAAATGGAGGATGATAACCTGCTTTAATGGCTCTGTAGGTGTGATCTACATGCTCCATAGCATTATAATAGTCTTCATCAATTAAACCAATCTCATCTAAAACGGATATATGAAAATAACTAAATGCACCAAGAAGATTTGGGTATAAATCTATCTTTGTGTCATCTGGATAATTTACGGTTTTTCTTATTATTGGATTTCCGTAACCATCTCGGTTATGATTACCATGTAATCCATAATTTAAATGTTTAACACCAGTAACATTTGCGGTTTTAATATATTCTCTGAATACAAATACGTCTTCGATCTCAATATCATCTTCCATTAAGAAGATATGCTCACAATTTCTTTCCATTAAGAATTTTAAAGCTGCGTTTTTAGCTTTACCAACACCTTGTCTACCAATTGTATCTATTAAATTTATTGGTTGGTACTTTAATTTATTAGTACCATCATTTACCGTTACCGTCTCAAAATCTGTATATATTTGAAGTGCTTTACTAAGACTTTCACTAGCCTTAATATAAAAATCTTCCCTGTCGCATGTAATTATACCGACACCAATTTTATTTTTTTGCATAATTGGTTTGAATTACTTCCATTGATTTGAGTAATTCCTCTTGAGATACATGTGGTGGATCATTTTGCGTAGGCAGATACTTGTGTTCATTCAAGAAATGTGCATAACTTAATTGAACGTCTCTTGATTGATCTGGCATATCCTTAAATCCAAGTTTATTGATATTACCGATACCGCTTTCTAACCAATCACTAGGTATTGTTGGATGATAGTTGTTTGGTGGGTAAGCATTTTTGTTTCTGACCTTTGTGACATAATCTAAAACATCTAATTGTAAACTATTGAAGTATCTTTCATCGAAATAGCCAAATGTTTTTACTATTCCTGAAAACAAAAATAAAAACTCTGTATTTAAATGTTTGGAAAGGTTAAGTGTTACACCCTTTTCATCATCTTCAAGAGGAATATTATCGGTTGATGCTCCTGTAATAATCCACGTACCAAAGGTGTCAGCAAGCTTAAGAGTCTTTTCAAAAATTTCTGGATTTTTGATAACTTGATTGGAATGAATAAGAAAATAATACTTTAATCCCTTTAATCTCATTTGAGAAATTAACCAATTTCTCATTGTTGCTAACTGTACAGACGTTGTATATTTTTTATATTCTTGTACAACACCATATGGATCTTTATTATTGTTATTTGAAACAACAAATACTTGATTTGGTCTAGGATCACCATCTCCACGGTATATAAAATCTTGAGGTACAGATTTTAAACAATTATTTAAATCTTCTTGAGTATAAAGGTCAAGAATGCCTATTCCTATTTCGTTGTTCATTTTGATAATAAATTATAACTTTCTGTAAGATATTCAATGACTTCTTTTTTGTTTTCGATGTCTAGAGTGTTAACAAATTCCTCAATATCCTTGAGTAAGTTACCAGAGTCAATTTCCTTTGCCTCATTTAAGATGGCTGAATCGGTATTATCCGCTAAATAATCGGTTCTAATTGATAACGGCAATGTTTTATGGAGTTTTGTGGTTAAAAGTGCAAGCTCCTCTTGCCCAATTTCAGTATCAACTACCAAACTAACAATATTATTCTCTAAAATTGCCTTTAACTGTTCTATATTTTCAGAATTAGAATTATCTATGAAATTTTTTACTGATACTTTATGATGTTTAGGTGAAATATTATTTTCGATGAACTCAAATTCATTATTTTGTAGATCTAGTATATAGATACCCCTTGCATCACCTGCATCTCCGAAATTATGTTGATAAGGACTTCCAAGATAAACAATCCTACCATTATCATATTTTCTGTCATCTTTTTTATGGAAATGACCTGAAACTATCAACGGTGCTTTCTTAAAAAGCTGTTTTGATTCCATCCCGTGTTCACAAACTTTATAAGAGTTCATGTAAAAAGAACTAATCTCAAAATGACCAAAGATAATACCATCAGTTTTGGGAATTTGATCATATTCAACACCCCAAGGAACCATAACAATATCCTTATATGGTGTTTTTATGGTTTCACATTCTTTATCAACTATATTGATATTACCCCATCCATCAAGAATTGATATAGAATTTACCGTACTATTGTTTTTATAAAAACAATCATGATTTCCGCTGGAAATATAAATTGTAAAATCTTTAAAATAATCAAAAAACTCTTTTGCGGTTGCTAGAGTAGCAACATTGATCTCACTTCTGTTGTGAAATATGTCACCAGGTATTATAATCTCATCAATTCCTAATTTTAGGTATTCTTCGGATGCCCATTTAGCAAAATTCAAAGCAATATCATGCCATTGCTTGCTATCTTGTCCAAGCCCAATGTGGATATCAGAAAAACATCCTATTTTTCTACTAGAAATCTTCATTAAGAAGATAATAACAGGTAATTTAAATTTTTCAATGCCTTTCTCTTTCTTTGTTTATTCTAATGTTGTTATTTTTCATCAAAACGTTGTAATTTTGAGACATCATTAAAATTTCATTTGAATATTTGTCATGGGTTTCAGCCATATGCTTCTCTTTTTTGATTCGATTACGGAAAGCATTAAATGCAATGCGTGTGAAATAAGAAAAAGGATTTGTTCCCTTATCACGATTGTACTTTTTAGCCATAAGTGCTTTCATCATTCTAATAACGCCATCTCCAACCATTTCTTCTCGATATGTGTAGTTAATAAAATTTGGTGCATAACTTAATTTATGTGAAATTTTACTAACCATATTGGCTAAATTATCAGACATTTTACCAGTGTCATAATAATTCATGATTTCGGCATCGAATTCCTTTGGATCTACATAAAACTTTGCCTTGTCAGCAGTAGCCTTTCCTCTTTTTTTAGGTGCTTCAACTTCTTCTAAAATGGGTTCATCCTCTAGGGGTTGTTCGTCCTCTAAAGCATTTTCGACTAAATCGGTGTCATCTTCTTCATTTATTAATAGTTCTTCTTCGTGATCATCTCTTAAGTCATACCCATCATCGATGACATCATGATAGATTAGATCATCAAATGTATCTTCTTTTTTTATTCGTTTTTTTCTTTTAATGTATGTCGGTTTTTTCATAAATGTAATTTTCGGAAATATATAAAGTTTCTCTTTCTGTTAAATGTCTTTTGCCATACTTTGTATTATCGGAAATATCAAAAATATTAGCCATTGTTTTTGTTGGATGTAATCTCAATGCACGACCTATGGACTGCATGATTTTAATCTTTGCTTTTCCAGCAGATGCAAAAATAATATTATGTAGATTGGGTATATTTATACCTGTGCTGAATATCTTTGATATTGCAACAACAATTACATCACTTCTACCATCCATTAATTTTCTTATGGCTTCACGATCTTCCATTTCGGTTGATCCTCTTATGAAATAAACAATTTTATTAAACTCTTTGCATTTTTCTTTCAAAAGTTGCTCTAGCGTTTCTCCGTGTTGGATTCTATCAGCCATTATGATAGTGTTATTTTTGAGTTTTAACGCAAGATTTGTGATAATTTCGTTCCTTCTTGAGTTATTTGTCAAAAATTCAAGTTCTTTTTCGAAAGCTTCACTCGGTCTATTAGGGTTATGTTCTATTTTTGGTATATTTTTATGAACTACATTTAATATAAAGATTTTAAAATCTGAAACGTAATTTTTATCTTTAAGATCTTGAGTTTTTTCTTGGAATATGATGGGTCCTATCTTTCCAATGATATTCCATTGATCAATCAAAGAGGTTGGCATCGTTCCAGTAAAACCAAACCTATAGTTAGTGTTTACAAGTTGCAAAACTTTGTTGATTTCGTTACCTTTTCTTAAACCATGCGTTTCATCAACTAATAATAGATCTATATCACCCAAAAGCGATAAATCTGATTTTTCACTCAATAGAATTTGGGTTCCTGCAACAATTGTTGTCGCCTGTGGATCAGGGATATTGTCACCTGACCATTTAGTAACGCTTTCCATGCCATATTCTTCAAAATCTTTTGATGTTTGCTCGACAAGTTGTATATTTGGAACTAAAACCAATGCTTTTGCGTTTGGTTTATACATTGAAAGTCTCATACTCTCAATGATACCAGCCATGATAAGAGTTTTACCACCAGCAGTAGGAATGCAAATTACGCCTCTTCCTTTTTTTACTGCTTCTCTTATCGACTTGTCTTGGTGATCTCTATAGGTTAAACAATATTTTTTAATAATAGGATCTTCGTATCCAACAAAAAATTTATTTTTTAAATCTTCGGTTATTTGATATTTTTTCTGGGTGCTATCAAGATAAGATGTGATATCTTTAAGCATACCTATTTCAAATTTTCCAGCTGGGGTTATACAATAAAGTCTTGCTGGTACAAATCTAGTATTTCTTCGATGTGCAGGATTAGAAATGGAAAACTTCTCACGTATTAATGCAAGTGTAGTCGCATCAGAATCAATCTGACCTTGCTTACCATTTGAAGTTATCCCTAAATTGATCATGTTGTTTCAAGTTTGGTAATTTCAGTAATATTACGAATATCATACGTAATACTTGAAAATACCTTTTCTACCTTTTCTAGATATTCAATTAATAAATCAACATCTTCTATTTCTTCATTTATTTTTTTAATAGTATCAGATGCTTCAACCTTTTCCTTTATTGATGCCTTCGGAACGCCTGTTGGTATACCTCCGCTTTCCAGTTGCTTTAAAACGCTTTCTTTTAATTCCTTCTTTCTTTTTTCTAATCTGTTTTTATTTCTTTTTTGCTCCATTAAACGAGCGATCCACTTATGTTTAAGTGCAGGAGCACGTAACTGCCTATCCATCAGATTAATCTGGTCAATTTGCAAATCTTCTTTAATTTCTTCCTGAAATTTATCAAATAGCTCCATAAGTATTAATTAATATAACATATTATGAATGGATTGCAAATAATAATTAAAAATGTTTTAGAAGAAATGGCAACTAATTGTGCTGGTCAAGGTGGAGCACTCGGTTCTTCTTCTGGAACACCCTCTCAATTTAGTGGAGATGGAGTGTGGAATCCTAAAGAAACAAGATTGGCTCAACCATTAGGTGGTGTTATCAGAAGAAATTTCCCACCGTTAATGAATTCTAAACGCAAAAGAAAAAAGAAGAGTAAAAAGAAATAATGGATACAGGGCACTGGATCTTAAATGAATCTGTTGAAATAACAGAAGAAACTTTCGGCTTTATATACGAAATAACAAATACAGTTACCAATAAAAAATATATTGGTAAAAAACAATGTCATTCTCGTATTAAAAGAAAACCATTAAAGGGTAAAAAACGAAATAGAATAGATTCAAAGGAATCGGATTGGAAAACGTATACTAGTTCATCTAATGAACTGATTGAAGATATTAAAAAACATGGAAAGGATAAGTTTATTTTTAAAATATTAAGAACTTGTGATTCGAAATGGGCATTGGCTTATTTTGAAGCAAAAGAACAGATGGAAAAGGATGTTTTATTCAGAAAAGATTACTATAATGGCATTTTAAACTTGAGAATTGGTAAAGCACCCAAGCAAGAGCTAGAAAAATACGGTATTTTAGACTAAATATTAAGACATGGACTCTAGATGTATATATTGCGCTTCAAAGTATTATGGTAGACCTTGCCTTTATAGTCCAACCAAAACCCATGTTCACTTTGATGCGCCAAATAAATGTATTTTTTGTGGTTCAAAGGTAACAGGAACGGGTTGCCCCTTTAATCCATATGGAAAAGTTCATATTAAAGGTCCTGAATTCCTTGCAAACGTCAAAGAACAGGTAGAAAAATCTACGATTTTGAGTTATCTTTATGAGAATATCTCAAAATTGAACCTAACGCCTATAATATCACCTCTAAATC